TGCGGATCGAAGATATGAGGATTTGCCGGAGCTGCAGCAAAATAGACTGAATACTTTTCTTTTTGCACTTGCTTGGCAAGTGCGTCAAAGAGGGCTACACCGTCAGCGTATTTGCGCTGACGGTTGCCTAACCAATTTATTAATTGTTCGTTCCTGGTCATAATGCTATTCTTGTGGAGCCGGAGCCGGTTTATTGCCGCCTATTACTTCCATGTCGATGGGAGTTGCTAAGAAGATGGCAGAATAGTTAGAATCCGCTGTGACTGTGTAAGTGGTACCACGTCGGTCGGCACGGGCCTTACCGCCATTGAAAGACGGTGATAGAGAGCCGGTCAAACCGGGTTGACCTAAAATCATTTGGTTACCTTCTGGATCTTCAAAGATATAATACCCACGGGTGTTTTTGACCATGGCGTTGAAT